TAACAGTAGCAGTGGCAGTAGCATTAGAACCAGTGTTAGAGAGTATAGTAATCGTAGGAACATTGGCATATCCAGCACCAGCTGCGTTAACTGTTATGCTCTTAATATTACCCTCTTTAGATAGTACAGGAACAAATCCACCAGCAGTGGTTGGAGAACCACCTGAAGCTGTAATAACTGGGGCAGTTTCATAACCGTCACCATTATTACCAACTGTTCTTGATAGACCACTGAAGTTACCCTGATTGATAGCAGTATATGCTAGATCCATTAAGGTATCGATAGCAGACTGTACATGAGTACATCCCCATTGTCCATTCTTAATTGCTCCAGATGTGGCAGATAGGAATGTGTGAGTATATCCAGTTGTAGAAACTGTTATAGCAGGGTTAGTAGCAGACTTAAATGTATGTACATGATCTCCACCTGAAATTACACTATCAGCAAGTGCTGACTGGAATGTGTGAGTTGATGTAGAACTTGTAGCACCAACATCAAGTGTGATAGTAGTAGCACTGACCGCTGAGATATTAACTGCGGTGTCGAATGACATATCACGCTTATGCTGAAGAGCAGCACGGTGTATACTGTTAGAAACAGCAGAAACAAATAGATGTGGCTGTAGATTAGTTGCTATAACATCTTCTAATACCTGTACCTTGAAAGTATCCTTAGTTACATCATATACCTCAACGTACTTACCACTAATAGGATCACTAGCACGTGGATATGCGTGGTTACTACCATGACTATCTTCATCACATGTAAATGTTATTGCTCCATCGTCAATCTTGACATGCTCTCCATTGCTAAGACCATGATCAGGAATAGTTGTTGTCATAACACCTGTTGCTGGATCATATGACGCAGTAGTTGGTGTTAATCCAGTAGCAGCTACGAATGTATGAGTTGTAGTGTTAGAAGATATTCCAACATTAACATTAAACGATCCAGAAGCAACGTTAGAAACCTTAAGCCACTTATTGTAATATGGGTCTGTAGCACGTGGGTAACTATGTGTACCATCACCATGTGTACATGTGAAGTTTACACCACCCTTAACGAATCTTACCCAATCACCATTCTCCATGCCATGAGCAGCAAGAGTACATGCCATAACACCCGTTGCTGGAGTGTATGTGATAGCAGTAGGATTCTTACCATCTAGTTTTGCTCTTGGATATGACTTAGTTTGACTGGTTACTCCAACAGCACCAACATCAACAGTAACTGTTGTACCAGTTACAGCAGTAATTGCTAAGGCAGTAGTATAAGCAGGATCTGTTGTCCTTGGATATGAATGAGTAGATCCATGACTATCTAAGTCACAAGTAAATTGAAGTGCTCCTGTAGCAATTGTACAGGTGTCACTGGTTGTATAACTGTGGGATCCTATTGTTAATTCTAAGTTACCATTACCAGGAGTATAGGCAGCATTAGTGACTGTCTTTGCTGTACCGTCAATAGTACAAGCAGCGGCAACTGTTCCACCGACATAGGTATGAGTTCCAGCACCAGCAGTACAACTTAAGGATATAGCACCCTCCTTCATCTTAACAGATGTACCAGCAATTAGATTATGAGCACCAATGGTAACTTCCATAGTACCAGCAGCAGGATCATAGGCAGCATTAGTAGGTGTATGAGTTACAGCAGGAGCAGCACCAACGTTAACAGTAATGGTATCAGGTGTAGACCTAACAACCTGTCTTGGTTGACCATATGCTCTATCATGCTTCTGTGTCAATCCACCAGAAGTTGCTGAAACAAATGTATGAGCAGTGACGTTAGTAGAAGGTAGAATATCAACAACACGTACATCAAATGTATTAGCAGTGACGTTACTTATTTCTAACCAAGCACCAGAAGCTTCATCTGTTGATCTTGGATATGTGTGATTACCACCACCCTGTGTACATGTGAAGGTTAGTGAATCATCAGCGAACTTAACATAGTCTCCAGAAGTCATTCCGTGACCAGCAACGGTAGGTGTTAAAATACCTGTTGTTGGGTTGTAAGCAGCATCAGTTACTGTATGAGTAATAGTTGTAGTTCTAGGATATGTCTTAGTGCTGTAATCATCATCCATCTCACAGGTGAAACCTAAGGCCCCATCAGCGATCTTGACGGTAGCACCTCTAACTACAATACCATCAGCAGCCGCAGATACAAATGTATGAGCAGTTGTGTTAGTAGAAGGTACAGTGTCTAGACATTGGATAGTAAATGTATCTCTAGTGATATTATCAATCTTAGTCCATCTCTGACTTATTGGATCAGAAGGACGTGGGTATGAATGATTACCAGCACCATGAGTACATGTGAATGTTAATGAATTATCTACAATCTTAAGCTCATCAGTATTGGTGAGTCCGTGATCAGGAACAGTGAATGTTACTATACCTGTTGTTGGATTGTAAGCAGCAGTATCAGCAGTTAATTTCTTCTGTGACTGTATTCCATGAGGAAGGATAGCTGCGTTAGTAGCAGTACCACCAGCCCAAGTGTGAGTATGTGCTCCACCGCTAGTAACAACGTTAGTACCTGTATATCCAGGCTTCCATCTGTGAGTAGAAGTATCAGATGACTTACCTACGTTAATTGTAATAGTAGTGTCAGTCTTAGCACTAATCTTCAGAGCATTATTATGTGCTCTATCTCTCTTCTGCTTGATAGCATTAGCAGCACCAGATACGAATGTATGAGTATTAGCATTAGTACAAGGAGTATTCTCCAAGCACTGAATGTCAAATGTATTAGTAGTACAATTGGATACCTTAACCCACTTACCAGATATAGGATCACTAGCACGTGGATAAGAATGGTTACCACCAGCAAGAGTACATGTGAAGGTTAAAGCATTGTCATCCAATTTAACCCAGTCACCATCATTCATCTCATGGCCATTGACCGTTATAGTAACGATACCTGACTCTGTATTGAATGTAGCACCAGTTGCTGTATGTTCGTCAATGGTTGATCTAGGATAAGCATGATCTGTCTGATATAGATCCATCATACACTGGAACTTAAGACCTAGGTCAGAAACCCTAACTGTATTACCTACTTCTAAAATATGATTACCAATAGTAAGCTCTACGTCACCTGTTAATGCGTTGTATACACCATTAGTTACATCATGAGTAACAGCAGGTGATGTACCAACATTAACTGTTAGTCCTGTACCAGTTACAGCAATAATCTTAAGTGGTTTGTTATAGAATGGATCTTTCTCTGAAGGATATGTCTTCTTCTCAGAGTTCTCATCCATATCACATGTAAATGTGAGGGAGTTAGTAGCAAACATAATGTGCTCACCAACCAATAAGGAATGAGATCCAATAGTTACTGTCATACTACCTGAAGTTGCGTTGTAGGTGGCATTAGTAACGTTGAATGCTGTATTGTATACCTTCATGGTCAAGTCACCCGTTGTAGGGTCATATGAACCATCTGTGACGTTCAAATCAAACGAAGGTATCTTAGTTACATTAACTGTAATTGTTGTACCTGATACAGAAGTAATAGGTATTGACTTACCGTATGCGAAGTCAGTAGATCTAGGATAAATGTGATGTGATACATTACCATCAGCACTACACTTGAATGTTAGAGAACCATCTTCAATCTGGACCCTCATTCCAGTAGTTAAACTGTGAGATCCGATGGTCAATTCTAGAGCACCAGTTGCTTCTGTGTAAGTAGCAGCAGTAGGAGTAAAGGAAGCAGTCTGAGTAGTAGAGAATAATGTAATAGAAGGATCCTTATACTGCTGTCTAGTAGTAAGACTTAAATTTGAATAAGTCTCGAATGTTTCGTTATTAATTGCTTTGAGTGCCATCTGACGGGCTTCCTCAAAGACATACTTGGTCTGTGCTTCTTCACCAACAACATGAGCACCAGTGAAGTACATATTAATGGTATCCCATAATACATGGTTACCACCAAATGCTATGTTAACACCGACTGCTTGTAGTACATCAACTGTATCTGCCTTACACTGATCAGGTCCAAGTCCAGGAACAGTAAATCCACTAGGAGCAGTTCTAGTAAACGTACTCATAGAGTTAGTATTAACTGCTACTTCAACTATGTTCCATAGAGTGTCAATAGTAGAGCATACAGTAGCACATGGGTCACCATCAGGTCTGGTTAAACCACCATCAAACTTCTGAGTAAGACCATGTGATCCAGTTATATTAAATGCTTTGTTTCTAGCAGCTTGTTGTGCTAATTTGTTTGCTTCACGGAAAGCATAGATGGTATGAATCTCTTCACCAGCAACGTGGGCACCATCAACGTAGTACTTAGCAGCATCATATACCTCACTATTACCACCAAACTTAAGGTTAAGAGCAATAGCTTCTAAACAGTCAACAACGTCATCTACACAGTCCTGATCATCTCCTGTTGGTTCAACAAAGAGAGTAGGTTCTGTCTTATTGACATGAATCATCAAGTCAGTATTGATAGCAGTCTCAATGATGTCAAGAAGTGTTGTTATTGCTGATGTTACAGTATTACATCCATTGAATATGTAAGTAGTGTTCTCAGTATACTGTTCATATCCATGATCCTTCCATACAAGTATAGAATTGGTATCACCAGAGAACCATGTATGAACATCTTGATTAGTAGAAGGAACAGCATCCAATACTTGTACATTGAATGTATTCTCAGTTACGTTAACAACCTCTACCCACTTACCACTGATAGGATCAGTTGATCTAGGATATGATCCTTGACCACCGCTACCATATGTACAGGTCATAGTGATAGCACCATCAAGCATCTGGATCTTATCACCATCCTTCAATCCATGAGCATTGGAAGTTACTGTGAACCATCCAGTAGTAGGATTGTAGGTGGCACCTGTAGGAGTTAGAGTTCTATTACCAGTTTTCTTAACAAGCTTGTTCTGAACTACGTCATGCATTAAGGTCTCAAGTTGACCTATAGCAGCAAGAGTCTGTTGCTCTTCACCTTGTACAACACTACCAGAATCATAGGCAGTAGTATAGAAATAAGCAGCATCATATACCTTATTGTTAGCACCATGTACAAGGTTAAAGGAAACCGCGTCTATGATGTCTAGAAGGTCATCTATACAGTCTTGTCTAGTGTATCCTTGGGAATGGACGTAGTTGGGGAAATCAACTGTGCTGAAGCGATTATATGCCTCTTCTGCTAAGAACTCTCTATTACCTTGTAATAGATTATAGGCATCTAATTCTCTGCTAGATGCGATAGTATAAGGAATGTCAGCATGCATTCTGTCAACTGCTTCCTTGGCAATGATCTCCTTGTTCATTAAGATCAAGTTAGCACCATCTGCTACTCTATTATCAGTAGCAATACCATACTTGTTAAGAAGACCAACAGCAATGTCAGCGATTATCTCAGCATTAGAATCAATTAATGTACGAGCGTCAGCATATTGGTTATTAGTGTTATGAGTTGCTCTATCAAGAACATTAGTAACCACTATGTCACCAGTTGCTCCACTACCAGTATTACCTCTCTTATTGGTAAATGCTACACCACTATAGGTACCTGGAGTATATCCAGAACCTTGATATAGACCATCACCAGTATTAAGTCCTGTGATAACATCACCAAACTGATCCAACTGGAAGTTAGTAGCAATATCAGATCTCTTATAGTGCATAACAATACACTCAGAACCTTCTAATGGTGCTTCACCAAAGGTTAGTGTACTACCAGAAAGACTATATGAAGCTGGGTTCTGTACGATACCATTAATAACAACCATCAAGCAGTTCTTATTCAATGGTGTCTGAGCAGTACTTCTATACCTTAACTGATAGTCTACAGTCTCACCATCAAACTTAACCTTAAACTTATGCTGTGTAGCAGTTGATAATCCAGTGATTTCTACTGGGCTACCAGCAAGAGCAAGTGCTTTAGTCTGAGCAAGCTTAATATTATCATCATCTACACGGATAACATAGAAATCATTAGAACCAACCTGTCTCCAGATCTTAGTAGCAGGTGTTACATTAACAGTAATAGTAGTGCCAGTTACAGCAGTAATATTCAATGTCTGACCAGAAACAGGGTCAGTTGCTCTAGGATATGCGTGATTACTACCATGATTATCCTTAGAACATGTAAATGTAACCGCACCATCAGCAATAGTGACTGTATTGGCAGTTGTAAGACTGTGAGATCCTATCTCAATTACCATATCACCTGATAATGGATCATAGGTGGTTCCAGATGCTGCAGTATGTGTAGCACCACCTGTTACTGTAATAGCATTAGATGCACCACTTACAAATGTATGTGTACCTGTGGCAGAAACGAAGGTATGAGTTGAAACGTCTGTAGTAATACCAACATTAACAATGAAGGTATCCTTAGTTGTAGCAAGAATCTCTAACCACTTACCACTAGCAGGATCAGTTGATCTAGGATAGGTATGCTCAGTAGCATGATTATCCTTAGAGCATGTAAATCTAAATGTGTTGTCAGGGAACTGTACTTTTTCACCTTCTCTGAATCCATGACCCGCTAAGGTTATAGTAAACAGACCTGATGTCGGTACATAAGCAGCTGCCGTAGGAGCATGCACTGTATATCCACCAATAGCACCCCCAGTTCTTATTTCTGGATACGTACCAGGATTTCTCTCTGGAATACTGGAAGGATTATCAATACCTTTCCATACAATCTCTGCTAATGTGGTAATAGTTGCTCTTACATCAGTACAACCATTCTGATCAACAGTAATTTGGTTATCCTTAGTAGGTAACTGGTTCTGTACTGCCTGTAAAGCAAGGTCTCTAGCATATTGAATAGCAGCTATAGTTTCCTGCTCTTCATTACCAATATGATAGATGTGGTTTGCTGGATTAGTTCTAGTAATACCAGTTAAGTTATCATTAGTAATAGCATCAGTGATGATTGCCATCATTGATGTCAATGCGGAATCAACAGTAGAACAAGATCCTCTATTACCACCAGTCTTAGGAGTTCTGGTTAGATTAGAGTGATTAAGTGGTTGATTAATAGCATTAATAACAATATCATATAGAGTAGCTACTGTAGAAACTACACTAGAACACTTGATATATCCAGGGGTGTCAGGAGGAGCAACATCTTGAGTAATACTATTGTCAAATACTTGACCAGCCATATCAACGACTGTCTTATTCTGTAAAACGTCCTGAGTGATTAGTTTTGCCTGTTCAAAGGCATATGTTGACTCTACTTCCTCACCAATAACAAATCCACCTGTTACGTAGTAGTTTGCAGCATCCCAAACTTCGTCGTTACCACCACGAGCTAGGTTCTCGACCATTACGTCGATAAAGTCTCTAATATCATATTCACACTCTATCCTACCACCAGTAACAACGTGGGAAGGATAAACTGATTCCATTCGATCTACAGCACAAGCAGCGATCTGATTCTTGTTAGAAATAATTAAAGTTCTAGCATCAGCAACTAGGTTGTTGATGTAACCAGCAGTATCAGTAGTAATGCTAGTATCAAAATACTGTGTTTCTGTTGAATGAACCAGAGTTAATGGATAGTTCTGCATAACCTTGATAGCAAGGTCTCTGGCATGGTTAAATGCCTCATTAACTTCAGTTTCTACACTATCAACGTGTCCACCATCAACATAATACTTGGCAGCATCATATACTTCACTGTTACCACCATATGTCATGTTATAGCAAATTGCTTCTAATACATCGATGATGTCATCATAGCAATCCTGATCATTACCATTATGTACACTAAAGGCAGGATTACTTGCCTTCATCATACCCAAAGCTTCCTCAGCAATGAGTTGCTTATTCTTCAGAATAAGGAATTTACCATCAGCAAACTTGTTCTGAATAACACCTACACCACCAATATACTGATCTGCTACATCCCATGTAAATGAGTTAGATCCATAACGTAAGTCATTAGTCCAACCTACAATTACCAGTCTAAGGTCTCTAGCACATGTAGATCTGTCATAGTCAGGTTTAGTACCATCTGTCAGACCAGGATAAGTAACCTCTAACCATGCTATTGTTTCATCAATAATATAATCAATATTAGCAAGTACTAAATCTCTAGCATCCTGATACCTATCAGCAAGGATACTATAATTTACCTTCTGTCCAGTTATAAACCCATGATTAGTTAAGGCAAACTGATCATTTGCGGTAGATACAACAGAAGCACTACTACCATCAAAGGTAAATGTCCTATCTTCTATACTATCCATCTTGTCTACAACAGCAGACAGGATCTTTCTTACGTCAAGCAGCTGCTTACCACTAATCTGTACGTTGGTAGGTACTGTAGCAGTATAGTCAGGTTTACCCATGAAGAAGTTCTGTATCTTCGCGAGTTTACCAGTGTTAGAAGCAGATGGCTTAGGTACGAAGTATGTTGTACCATTAAAGGACTGGTCAGCTGGACCAAACCTCTCTTCCCACCAATCATTAGGATCTGGGTTGGCAGGGTTGTAATATGATTTCTTATTATATCTCTTAAATGCTGATTGGGTAACAGTTTGAGTACCAAGTACCTTAAATCCTGCAGGGTGAGCAGATGTCTTGAACTGGTTCTTCCACTGCTTGACATTTATAGGTGAGTTAACAACATATGAGAACTCTTGATACCTATCAGAGTCGTATATACGCTGTTCGTTAAGATCAAGTATACCAGTAGTTCTCTTCCACTCAGCAGTTGCTGTAGCAATAGGAGATACTGTGAAATTAGCAATAGATCTATCAAATTCGTGGATCTCACCAAAGGCTTTCGACTGTAAACCAAATACAGGTTGTCCAATAGTGAATTCACCTCTCTCAATCTCAACAGAAAGAATTCTACCCTTAGGATCCCAAGCTTTAACTTCACCTAAAGCAGAATAGGAATCAGTTGAAGTACCTTGATACAGTTTCTCACCAATAGCAAAGGATGCTGGTGTCATAGTAACAGTTATACTGTCACCTAAGTCAGTTGTAGTTAAGTTGAATGTGGATGTTCCACCAGGTCCAATAGAAGGAGGAGAAGTGATAGTAATGGTAGTTCCATTAACAGCATTAACCTCTGTAGTTGCTAGTTTTACCTGATTGTCAGCTAGCCCATTAGCAATAGTAGCAGCAACGACATAATAGTCAGTATTAGTGGCCAAAGGAGCAGGTAGAGTACCATCTATCTCAACCAATTGAACTTTTGTCCCTAGAGGGATCTTAGTATTATATGGGAAGTTAAGTGTACTGTTAGATTGTAGAGCAACGAATGAGTGGGTCATCCTAGCCTGTACATCAGGAGTAGATGAATAACCCTTACCAGCACTTATGATAGTAATTGCTTGGATAACCTCATTATCAATGATTGGATTCAATACAGCACCAGATCCACCACCACCTACGAGTTCAATAGTAGGCTTAGTTACAAAGGCATAACCACCATTCGTAACAGTGAAGAAGTCAACAATCTGAGTTCTTGTAAGTTGTAGGTTATATGTTGTATTAACCGCTGGTTTTAGAGTTCTATCATGAGAATAGTTGTAGGTGATGTTATCTCCACCTAGATTAATGATCTTACCTAGATCAGAAGACTTTAATAGGATAGAAGCACCTGAACCAGTACCTTGCTTAACAGTAATGATAGGAGGGTTCTGGAATTTAGTACCAGCAGCTTCAATAATAATACTGCTTACAGTTTCATCAATAATCTCAGCTCTCAACGCAGCACTAAGACCTGTACCACCAGATATCTCTACATCTGGAGCAGATAAGTAACCTGAACCTGAGTTAGTTACAACTACTTCGTCTATAGAAGCATTAATCGTTGTACCAGTAACTGCTTTTCTAACATATGTTAAACTTTCTACTTTCAGTACAAAATCATCATTAGAAGTACCACCAGTAATATCTTCACCACGAATTGTGATTAAATCACCAATAGAATAAACAACACCACCATCTATTACAGTAGCACTCTCTATATCCTGTGTAGCAGCATTAACAACTACTGATATAGATGCTCCAGTACCACCAGTAGGTGCTACTGACTCCTGAGAAACAGTATATGTACCAGCTGTAAAGTTGGCAGAGGTATTCTGACTATTAATGCTTAGTGTTAATACACCACCATAGTAAGGATCATCAATATAAACAGTTGGAGCAGTTCTATAGTTGCTACCACCATTATTAACTGCCATATTGGTAATGGTACCAATATCAGGACCACTGCTAGGTACAACAGCAGCAATTGCTGCTTGTGTTCCACCAACATTGTTGACGACTGCTTGGTTAGATCCAACATAGATCTTATTAGTAGCAGTAGCACCAGTAGTGAACATGATAAAGCCTCTATTAGCAGCACCAGTGAGGTTGTTGCGTAATGGCTCTAATCTGACGATAGATGTATTAGGATCCCACCAGATTACCTTACCACGAGCGCAGTCAGTATCCAATGTGGGCTTAGAAACAACAACGTCACCCTTAACGAACGTTCCAAATACTTGTTCAACAGTTAGATCGACATAATCAGGCATCGAACAGACAACTGCTGGAGGCTGACTGCCATTATATCCAATTCCAGCATCAAGAACAGATACGTCTTCTACTTCACCAGAAATAGTGGCATATGCCATAGCACCGCCACCAGCACGTTCTATACCAGTAAACTTGGGAATAGTAGAGTAGTTTCTACCTGGGTCACCGATGTTAATCTTGGATATACCACCAGAAGGGAATATTGAGTTAGTAGAGTATGCCAGTTTGTTAGTTGTACTATAGGCAGACTCTGGTTCTCTGGCTAAATTGAAGGTTAATGTAGTATCAGAGCCAACAGCAGTAACTGTGTTAGAACCTAAGTATGGATCATTGATTACACTAAAGTAACTACCTGTTAGATTGCCATTAATATCAAAATAGAACAATGTACCTGGTACATCAACAAGTGATATGGTAATAGACTCCTGCTGACCAGTTACAGGGTCATTAGAGAAGTCTACTACGTTCTTATAGGTGAATACGTTAGTATTCTCTTTATCAAATGTAAATTCTAATCTTCTATCTAAGTTGGAACTATCATTGGTAATAAACTTATAAAGATGACCATTGATCATGTTCAACTTTGCTTCTTTAACGTATACAACGCAATTAGTAGGAATAGCAGTATCTGTAATGATACCAACTGCCTTGTTGAACTGGAATTTCCTTCCAGTGCTGATTCCTGTTATTGTATGAGTACCGTCATAATCAGCAGGGTTAGTTCCTGTGATTACTACCTCATGACCTATTTCAAGTTGATGAGCTTTAGTACCTCTACCAGTAAATTCTTGAATAACCTTAGTAGGTGTGATGTAGAATCCACTACCACCACCAATATCAGAATCTGTTGGATCTAATTGCTCACCAACAAGATATCCACTACCTACCTTAGTAACTGTACATGATTCTACATCTCCACCAGAACCAACTACGATAGTAAACTCAGCATCTTCTCCTGAAGAGGCACTAGCGTTCTTAAGTGGCACTCTGGTATATGTTCCAGGGGTATATCCACTACCAGCGAATATATTCCAGTCATCCTGAGATATTCCACCTGTTTTTTCAACATTTCCTATATTGACTTCAAACCCACTACCAGTTCCACCAATTTGAGAAGTAGCAGCAGTTAATACATCATCATCACTATAATCCTTACCATGATTGACAATAGCAACAGATGTTACAGCATTTCCACTTACAGTGATATTAGCAGAAGCATTCTTACCAGTTCCACCACTTAACGGTATATTATTATAGGTTCCGTTAGTGTAGGTGGTTCCTCCAGTAATAGTAAGATTAGCCTGCAGAATTCTACCCTTAGAACTGATATAAAAATTGCTAAGATCAAAATACTTAAAGTGGTACTTGTCTCCAATGATCTTTACATCTATCTCTCTCGTAATTTCATTATCACCAATTGTGATGTCTATCGCGTCATCTATCTTGACATAATGAGCACTTGCTGTTGTAAGCTCTGCTGTAATCTCATCAGTAGTACTATTAACCGAATAAGTCAATGCGTTACTGGTTTCACCAGCAATAAGAGAGACTCTAGCAGATATACCTGATCCACCAGTACCTGTTTCATCAAATACCAGTCTATCATTAACTTTATACCTGAATCCTGGACCTTCTATAAGGTACTGATCCAATCCCGCACTGAAATACCTGTTGGTAGCAGAAACATATAGAGAATCAACTGCTCCACCACGTACAGTTGGGAAGTAGTCATAATATCCAATTCCAATATCAACGAATCCAATGAATATACCACTATCATCAGTTTCTAATACAATAGGAGTAGTAGCATCCTCTAAAGCAAGAACATAGTCAACAGGATCGCCAAGATCCTTCCTTCTAACAATAGAAGTGTCAGTATAGACGTATGGGTCTTTATATCTTACAGCATCTTCAGTAAAGTTCTTCTGAATACCATTACCCTTCCAGTTAATTTCATCTGCCTGAGAATAGAACTCAGGTCCAACAAAGTAAGGGAATTTGGGATTACCTGTTGTACCATCTAATGTACAGAAATAAGCGTATACACCAAGTGGAAAATCGGGAGTTACGCAGAAACGACCATTATACTTGTCTAAGTCACCTAAACCTTCAACATACTCATAATCTTCGATATAGGTTCCCATTTCGTCGTTTAGACCTGTAATCAGCGCATCTCGACTAGATCTAACTCTATAAGAGCTGATCATCTGTTTTAACTGATTATATGGGTTTTTATTCTCTCTATCAGCATATCCGTAAGGACCGTAGATAGGATGACCATCAAACGCCCATCCAATGATAGGAGAGTGTCCAGTTGGGTTTAATTCGGAATTATTGACATCACTGACATTATCTCCCAATAGGAAGCGCAGTTTCTTTGGATTATACAAATATCCGTATTCTCCACCATATATGCCATTATTGGCACCTCTGACGGATACACCATTATGAAGGTCTGCTACCTTCGGTGCGGCAAATAATGGTTTGCTGAGCTCGTCTGGAGTAGCAGCAAGGTTTATACTCAATTCTGGAAGCTGAACTTGGAAAGTCGCGCCAGATCCTGGATATACGACATATACGAATGTTTTACCAGCAGTATACCCGATACCGCCGTTAGTTATACTAATACTCGTAACTTGCCTAGTATTTCCATCAATGGTCGCAAAAGCAACAGCACCGACTCCATCACCTTCAATAACAACGTCAGGAGGACCATAGTAGTTACCACCACCATAAGTTAGGATAATGGAAACAATCTTACCATTAACGATAGATGGATACGCAACAGCACCAGAACCCGATATAAGGGTCACATTAGGTCTTTCACTGTAATTAGATCCTTCTTTACCAGAAGTCACTGTAATCGTCTCTAGACCGCCTCTGACGACTGCCTCAGCAGTAGCACCTTGTCCACCACCACCTGTGATGGTAACGGTAGGTACAGAGTCATATCCAATACCAGAAGCACTTACAGCAATAGCAGTGACTTTTCCATTCGTTATAGTCGCTGTAGCAGAAGCTTCTGTCTCAGGAGTTCCACCAGACACAGCAACGGTAGGAGCTTCAATATATCCACTTCCTTGCTGTATTACGTTAACAGCATACAATCTACCAGATACACCAACGGTTGCTTCCGCAGATTCGCCTTCAAACTGCCAGAGACATCCACCGTCCTGTACAAGCGACGAATCGAGGTGAGTGGGTTCTGTACCCAATTCTGCGCTCTTACCGCTTCCTAAGTTCTTATAACGGTTACCAGCACTGTTCCTAACTCTTTGATTAAGGAAATACGCGGTATCCTTCTTCCAAAGGGTTTCAAACTCTACTATTGGTGGATTAGTGATATCATAACCGTCTCCAGCAGTTAATATCGATATTCCCTTAACTCCACCGTATAATTTCGTGTTTTCCGACTTATATGAGAAAAATGGAACTCCATTCACTCCCATTCCGACTTGACCGACTGGAGTTGCCGTTTTTTCGGATTTTGTAACTGTAGTAAGTGGAAGTCGCTTTAAATAGCGTTGATTACCAGGATCAAGGTCATCTGAGCTAAATGGACCAACTTCGTGCCCAGGAACTCCAGCAGAAGCAATAATTGCGTGATCTGCGGATTTATAAAGATTTTGAACGTCAGATGGCGTATTTTCAAGATTTGTGCGAATTGACGTATCTGTAGAAGTCGCTTTTGCGAATTCTCGCGTAATTAGGAAATTTTGACTAATTCCTGCGATTGGAGTTGATGGAACCTTAATATCGAAGGTCGTAAAGCTTCCAACACCCAAAACGGTGAATTGATCGTTATATACGTCTTCTGGAGCGTTTAAAATGCGAATAGTGTCATCACGCTTCAATCCGTGATTCTGATCGGTCGTAATAGTCGCTACAACCGCCCCAGTGTTGTCTGGAGTCGCTAAATTCAGTGTTGTGCCGTTTAAGAGCTTTTTAACGTTGTAAACGAAGGAAGCCCAGATAGGTTCGAGTGAATCGAAGCCTGGAGCAGCAGGAGTGGTGACTTTTGAGTCTTGAAGGTAATATTTACCGCCAGATTCCAAAGATACACCTCTAGTACCTCCATAGACCTTCAAAGTGATCTTAGATTGGTCTCTATTGGAATATCCGTAAATTTCAAAGGATGAAGTGACCTCAGAACCCGCAATGTGGTTATTTACAGTTGTATCCTGTCTAGCACGAGTACAACCGAGGAATTGGTTTACCGTCTTCTCGGTATAGTTGATTATTTCCTTATTAATCCGAATGCTACCGTTTTTCTCAGGCCAACCGAGTGTAGAGTCAACAGTAACGATCTGATCTGTTAAATTATTGCTTAAATCTTCAGCGAGGATGGTTTTGTACGGAGTAGTGAATTCTCCAGCACCATTTTCCGTATCTACGTCTAATTCGTAGATTTTTCCGTCTTCGGTGAAAACTTCAACTACGGATTTAACATAAATCCGCGCAGTATTGACAGCAACGTCATTTGGGTCGTCTGCTTGGTATAAAACCTCTCCAGTTAGCTCTACTGGGTTACCTTCAATCGCTGTAGCACGAATAACCTCTCTAACAGTGTAGAAGGCATCCGATGGTTTGAATATTCTGTCTTTAGGGTAAGCAATAGTTGACTCTACGCCAAATAGCACTCTCATCAAGTATTTGAATGACCTTGATGTACCCTTAGAAGCATAGAAGTCCTTAAGACGCTTAGTAACTGAAGATTGCTTAATACCTTCATCAAATTTGCTTGGGAATGACTCAGCAAACTGATCTCTAAACCTCTGAAGTAAAAATAGAGGTAATAAATTGTTTAAGTTAATTACATCCGCACCAAAAGTGTGAGTAGCTGATGTAGATGAAGCAAAAGTGTATTCTCCGAGGCTACCTACCTTAGTAGTAGCATGGAAACCCCTTGTACACTCTTTAAACTGTGTTTGACTCTTATCCTTGTAATATATGATCTCTTCATCAATCTGGATTAGTCCTTCCTTAGGAAAATCCCTAGTATTTGAAACGTCAATAACTGTAGTAGTAGAATCAACCCCAGAGGACGCTGTAGTCTTCTCTATGAGGTCATTCAGCTTGTCTATGTTATAATATTCATCTATGTTCTGTATGATGTCTACAGGATTACCCTTAAGTTCTAATCCCTTATAGTAATACTTTAAAAAAGTTACAAAGTCACCATAATCATCCCTAATGAACTGAGGGATTTGTTCCTCAACTCTATCAGAGATCTTGGATCTACTTTCTGGTGATACGGAAGCATCAATCGGGTCAACTGTTACCTGCGTTGAGGGAGTGACCCACGAAGCTACCTTCCACGAAGACTGCTCTATTGGCATGGATTAACTATAACTAGATTCTGGGATTATACCTGTTCCAGATGTATTGCTACCACTGGAAATTTCATCATCAATAACATTAACAACCAAGTTATCTATGCCCAATGTCAAATAGGTTTCTCGGAGAGAAACTAGGTCATTGGATTCTGGTACAACTGAGAACTGAATAAGGTTATCCGTTGAATTAACTACCTCATCAATAATAAGGTCATTAATAGTGACTTTACCATTGGCATAGTCAACTGTACCCCAGTTACCACCGATATACTGCTTAGAACCGTCTGCGTTCACATAGAATAAACGTACAGTACCTAAACCGTCGTCATTCAAGTAATAAATCTGATTTCCACCGTCAGCTCTCTTAAATCCGTTCGTTTCAAACGTTGGAGTTTCTAATTGAGCATTAATACGGTTACCAAAACATATCTTGTAGTTGAAACGCTGATTTAACGTCACTATGACGTTTTTCCGCATTCTAACTCTTGTGATGTTTGAGGTGATCGCTGGTTCAGCGTCATCAATGATTTTCTGAACTTTGGAGTATTTGAACTTACCGCCAAACTTGTTAAATTCAGCAGAACTGTTTAAATTCTCTAATGTTCGGTAAATAATCTGTTTAATATCGTCCTGGGATCTTCTACTCGCATTTGGGTTGAAATATACGAAAGAAGTAAGGTCAATATACAGAACTGAAGGATCCATGATCTTCGGTTCTACGGCACCAACGGAATATGAGCGAATCTTCTTCTGAACCGCGTCTTTTTCCGAAATTGATAGTTTGTCTGCGTTTTTAGGCTTAATGACAACCATCACTTTGCCATATTCAGGAGGATCTGCTTCTTCTCCACCAAAAGCAACGATGGATTGGACGTTTGGGTAAATCTGAGGAATTATAGCTTCATAATCCTTAGTAGTTACCGCCCTTCCGAAAGAAGAGTAGAATTTTGGAGCAGAATACTTAATTGAGTCGATACCTTCAGCATCAGCACCCCCATCAGGAGCGGAATCTAGTGTTAAAGTGATTCCAGAGGTTATAGGATCGTTCTGAGAGTTCTTAACTGTACCAGCAAAGCTAAATCCAGTCAAACCGTTAGGAGCGGCACCTGAAGAGGTTGTATAGGTAGCCTCAATAACATCTCCATTCAATAGTTCGTCTCCCAGGATGCCATCACCAAAGATAAGCTCTGATCTTTTGGTCTCTGACTCCTCTAGGAAGAATATTTTACTTGTACCATCGAGAGCAGTAATATCAGTCGCCTCTAGGTAAGCATCAGTCAATGTGCCACGTGTTACTTCCACTGTCATAGAAGAAGTATCCGCACCATTGTTAGCTAATATGAATCTTTGTCTATCTGAAGTACTCTTAACGAAGGTGTCAGTTATAAACACACCTTCATAAGACACCACACCAGTAAAGGTTGCTTTACCATCTAGTGTGTTGACAGATACGATTAAATCTTTGGGTATGGAGAAGATGTAATTGGAATTGTTCTCTCCAGTGAAGGAAGCGAATACACCTTTATTGATTTGGACACTTTCTGGGTACCCTCTACCGTTCGCACCGCTTCCATAAACGGTTTGAACCACTACAGTGAAGTTCGCACGGGCACTTCTAGCACTTCTAGGAGTGTAACCAATTAGTTTCGAGAGCTTTACTACGTTTTCACGCAAAACTGCGGTGTCAAGGAAGTTCTCGTTGACTAACAGGTTCGCATTTACAGAAGAATAGTAAGAATTATACGCTAATACGTCTAAAAGTATCGATAAGGAAGATCCCTCGAAGTCATAGTCAGAGAATTCACTCTGACTCCTCAAATACGATTTTAATTGTGCCTTAATTTCGTTAAATTCTAACGAATTGACTTGTGTTAGAGCCATTTACCGCTTCAGTATTACTTCCAGGTGATCTATAACATTAGGAAGACCTGTAATCAGGTAATAAATCTCAATTTGTAAGTCATTGTCGCGTTCTACAAACTCAGTAATAACCCTATAGCAAACTACACGGGGTTCATACGTGTTTATACAATCTTTGATCTGAGTTTCGATCAGCGTTGACTCGCCAACATCAAATAAGTCAAATAGGGCACCAGTTACGTTGCCACCATAATTCGGCAGAAAAGGCTTCTCATAAAAGTTGTATCGAACAATGTTCTTTACAGACTCTTTGATTGCTTCTTCGTTCTTTAAGGTATTAACGTCGTTGGTTATCGGATTTCGACGGAAGGTTAAGTCAAAATCTTTAAAGGCACGACTTGTAAGTGCACCCTTTGCCATTTACTAATGTATCGACCTCAATCTATTTAGACACTTTTTTCGAGTTCCTCATTAGGACATCGCTTCTGGGGTCTGTAATGAGGTACTTACATCCTTCCCATCCGTTCTCATGGAAGTCATCAGACATATCCACGGGAACATTATGGTTCCTCATTCCGTTGATTATTCTATTTGCCTTGCCCTCTGTATCTTTTTTTGGCATGGTTCCTGCTCGATGCTGAGTACTTTGTCATTTTCGACCTTCCTTGACTTGTCTTCTTAGGAATAGTCTCTATATTTCCCTCACTTAACCATTGTGACTTTTTCATTTTTGCCATAATCTATCCTGCAAATACGTTTGGTGATCCCTCTGCTACAGAGGTACATGTTGCGTCTCCTACTCTACCACATCCTTTGCCATTAATGAATACGGTTGTACTCCCTGTTGATATAGGAGCCGCATGACTAGGACATGGAGTCCCAGGTAATAGGTGCCCTGTGTTATTATCTCCCTGACGGGAAACAGGTATACAGTTAACGAAGACATTACCAGAACCTTCAGCACGCACCATTCCAGAACAATGCGATACGTCTGCGTCTCCGACTCGTGTTACTGCTGGCATTAGCAAGAAGGGAAATTGTAGTTATCAACGAAGGACCGAATGCCCTCCCATGAATTATATATCTTTAATGTAACATCCTCTGTATAAGTTAACCCAGATTGATTAAGGGTACCACTTGTATAGGTGTCATATGTCACTACAACAGTAAAAGTACGCAAAACAAAAGAGGTCATATCTTGATCCAAGCCGTACATGACCTTATCTTGGGGCATGTTCGCCGTGGAGACGACCTCTGTGGGTGTAGAATTGAGGTTTGTTAGCCCTGGTTCTACGTATGTGAAGGTATCAGTGAACGGGTCTATGATAGTTCCCGTTATTGTTACAGTATTTGTGCCTGGAGTAATGACTAAATTGGGCTCAGAAGGTGAAACTGTGGCAGTAACATTGGTTATTGTCTCAGAAGCAGGTGCTGTCGCATTGCCAGTTGCCGTCACAGAGTCGTTTACAGTGAAATCTGGGCGGGTTTTATCAGCTAATTCAGTTTTATCTAGCTCTGGCAAGGTAAATTACTTCTGTTCACGTGCTTGTAGCATATGTATGTAGTCAGTAAAGTTTCCCATGTGCTCATGATCGTGTTCCGAATGAGGACTAGGGGGAATATTTGGTAAAAACTTGATCAGATGATCAAACTTTTCGGGAATTTCGGATATTTTATGATACTCAGAGAGGGTTTGACCCGTTCTTACGGTAAAGTCGCCTTCTAAAGCGAGAAAAGATTCTTCCATAGGATTTTCGCCCTACAATTTGAAATATTTAGAGCGTCACGACGCGATTTTTCGCGATTTTTTCTTGATTTAATAACTTGCGTCTTGTAATTCTTTGCTTTCAACACTTTTCTCATCGAATTTCATGAATGTAAGCTCATCTGAGTAACACCACATGAGTCTTTCCCAAATATAATCGAATTCTTCTTGGTCTAAGTTCTTAAAAAGTGGTCTATTTTCCCAGTAGATATGATAATGACTATTCATGAGCCTCTAAAATTGGTTTACACACTGTCTCGCAAGAATCTTCCTGAGCATTAGGGTCACATGCGCTCACACATTCAAAGTACTTGTCTTGCATGTCATGCAAATAGACAGGATCATGAAGATCTTTGTCATGTTCGAGTACAATATCGACTAATTTCTCATAGTCATCATGACCTGGACGCTTCAAGAGAAGCTCCATTGAGTTCAAACGCCCTTCAAGTGCTTCTACCTGACTCTTTAAGCCAAGTAGAAGTGACATAACCTCAGGATTCTCCACAGAGTGCCTCCATTTTAATGAACTGTTCGTTCAAGTTGTAGAATAATTTGTAATTTGTGGTGGTTACGTAGTATCCTTTGATAGATGAACCATCACAATGATAACCATAACCTCTCAAAGGTTCGTTCACTCCGTCAATTTTGAAGGTTTTGCCTCCTCCGAGGTAATTGTGATACTTTTCGTCGAGATTGATCATGGTTCTTTGCTACTGTAGTACTAATTATAGCATGAATTATGTTAAACTCAACACATGTTCATCATTTTTACAGATTTGCTTAATAACCTGAGGTAATAATCGGTGTTCTGCTTGCTGTATTCTATACGTTAATGTATCTAGGGTATCTTCTGGACATATCATGACACGTGTCTGGTCTAATATTTCACCACCGTCAAGTTCTTCGTTGACATAATGAACTGTACAACCAGTAAATTTGTCATTAGAACTGAATGCTTGCTCTACAGCATGAAGACCCTTGTACTTTGGTAAGAGACTAGGGTGTATATTGATGATCTTGTTAGGAAAAGCTTTAATAAACTTCTTGGGTAAGACCCTCATCCACCCTGCAAGTACTATTAAGTCTACTCTGTATACTTTGAAGAGTGTTATTATATCGTCTACTTGCTTACTCTTTAACCTACAATGAGATATACCGAGTCTCTGTGCTCTATGCATAGCACCGCAGTCTTTCTTATTATAGATCATCATCACAACTTCATGCTCAGGGCACTCGTTGACGATGTTCTCGAAATTAGTTCCGTTGCCAGAACACATAACTCCAATTCTCATTCTAAATCGTGAGTGATAGGTCTACTGTAAGGCGGTTCATCCTCTGTTACAAGATGCTTGAATTGTTCTGTATCGAAATAAGATGTGTAATTCATCTTACCTTCCCTTGCGTCAAGTACCTCGTTGATTAGTATTGACATCTCCTTACAGTAAGTCTCTGTAAAAAGTCTCCGAGGTTTTATAGTAGCAGGTTTATATTCTCTACTTTTACCACCTGCTGCTTTCCATTTAGCAAGATCTTCGGGTGTCATCGGAGCACCCATCCCCTGTGTATCTATTTTACTCATTCTGGGAGTCTCCTCCGAGGGACTCGATACCTGCTTCTTCGCAGTAATCTCGAATCAACTGATCAACCTGCTGATATATTGAATCAAGCTTTACCTGAGAGCGGCAAGCGTGAGCTATGTGATCTACCTGATCCTCTGTGAGGCAGTGATCTGGGTGTAGGGCATTACACACAGGTATTCTTTTTTCTACGAGCTCGTTGAAGTTTATCCGAATCTCATAGTCTCTGTATACAGGCATTTTTTGTATCTGGGGAAAATTTCCTGGGAAAAATTTTATTTTTATATATCACTCCCGCACGTACCCACTTTTGTAGGTTAGGGTAGTAAGTCGCTTTTAGCTAGGGGGGGCGGGGGCGCGAACGCCCCCTAGTGTGATTTTCAAATATGCGGTGGTGCTATCTCAGCACGCCACCCAAGTCTCATTAGATCATTAATCATATCCTCTGCATGTTTGAATGTTGAGAGGTGCATGAGCTTTGCCCGTCTTGGTTCTTGGTTTGTCCAATAGCGGATGCAGGTGCTTGTTGCCATGATAGGAAATAGTAAGAAACTACGGGTGATGGGTTGACCAATTGGTCATAGATGCATTCATTCATATTATTCATTGCAGTATGATGGGTCAACCTGACATAATTGTCCATTCCTGGATTCTGTCATTTGTTCAACCTGCTTAATGAGGTTAGAACCAATACCCACACCTGCTATGATGATGATGAGTGCAAGAGCGATTCGCATGTTGGAATTCGTTTGTATAATAGTATTATAAGCGATGACGGACTAATGTCTATCGCTTATATACCAGTGTGTAGACTGTCCCCATGATGAGGCAGGTCTTAGTCCATTCCTGATTTCTTGATTGATGGTCTCTTGTGCTAACTCTTGTGCAACCATTCGTTTGCAGAAGTCCTCCATATTAGGAGAGCATAGAAAACCGTCGCCTGAAATCATGGGATTGAAAATGCTGTGTGACATGAATCTATTATAAGGGGGGGTTAATAGGAAGGGGGGCATCATTGTGCCCCCTTGTGAACTGTCCTATCTGAAGACTAATTCATCAATCTTTGTCATAGAGTACAAGATGCATTCCTGACGGAATTGCTTTTTGTACGCGTCGCCGACTGAAAGAAGATTTTCGATCATTCGGTCTGACCCCGTTGTCCTTTCATCAATCGTAATGCTGATGATTTTGCTTTGCTCCATCTCTCCTTTGAAAATTCCGACTGCATCCGTGATGGTTGCAAATTGGAGTGTGAATAGAAAGGAGTTTATGAAATCGGACCACATCTGGTTTGTGATCTTGCCCTCGTTTGGAATGTTCATGCCGAGGGTGATTTGATGAGTTTGCAAAAGTGATTCATTGAAGTACTCTCTTATTATACAGAAAAAAGCACCCCTGAAAAGGGGTGCTGTGCCACTTATTTCATTGGCATGTGTAGGAGTCGAAAGTCGTCTTCGATCTGAGAAAAGAAAAGCCATGCATTGTCAACGTAGGTCGTCGCCTTCCTGATGTAGTATTTCTCAGCTGGTGTGAAATGTGGGCGTGCTGGTAGAAATGGGTTGACTCGCATTGAACGTGTTCGATTGACTTTCTTAATATAGGACATAGCCACCCCTGGTGGCTGCCTGGTTGTGACACTTATATTAGTGGACTTTTTTGTTAACACGTGTAACGATTGATCCATTTGTCAACCCCTTGCTTGTAGAATGAAAGAGTCAAATGCATTATTACCTGCATGCCAACTGCAACACCTGCTCTCAAGTCACCTGCTAAACCAGCAAGAAAACCAAGAGCACGTAAAGCAAGCACCGCTGCAAAACGTACTCGTAAAGCAGCACCGACCAAAGTCAACCCAACATCTGCAACTCCCTTGCCTGTCGTGATCACACCAGATGCACCCTCAGTCAAGAAAGCATATGCCAAGATTGAACTTAAGTCACTCAAAGATTATCCTCGTGACGGTCTCTCTCTAATCCTGCTTCCAGTATTCTACCTTGAAGCATTTGTGAAAGAACTCCTGCCACTCATAGGACAAATCAAAACCCCTTCCAACATCCGATCATATACAAAGGTAGGATAAACAAGAGCACCCGAAAGGGTGCTTTTTTCTTGGGTGAAAAAAAGCAGCTGGCTGAGGACAGTTAACAAAGTGTCCATTTTTACACCTGCACGGTCCGTTTGGTCC